ACTTTTATGTAGTTGAGTCCCAAACAGGAACAGTTCTTACCTTAAAAGAGCCATTACGAAAAGCGCTCGCTAACAACGCTACTATCAACCCAGTTGATATTGCTTCAGGCGACACTGGTCGTGAGCAGTTTTTCTACGATCCTTCTGCGCTAGCCCTAGTTACTGCGGTTATGCCTTCAGTAGATAGCGGTTCAGGCTCAGGTGTTCGTAGAGCAGCAGGTTTCGAGCCAATGAACAATGTGAACTACACATTGACTATCGAAGAAACCAAGTCAGGTGCTGATGTACTTATCGAAGTTCTTTATGGAACTAAAGTATTCAGAGGAGACTTAGGTGGTCGATATATTCGTGGTAATGTAGCTAAAGCGTAAGCTACACGCTAACAACAAAATTGGGGGAAATGTTGTCATTTTTGACAACGGCTCCCCCTTTTTTTAAGCCATGGAAAGCAAAATGATAAACATAGATGAGGTAATGGACTATAAAGCTATGATAGGTATGCTTGGATTGTTATCAAGTATTACCCTGCAACAGGTATCTACAGTAGTGTCTATACTTGTCGGTATTGTAACGTTTGGTTACATGACTATGAAGTGGTATTATGAATGGAAGAAGATTAAAAGCGAGTAATTATGGCGTTCAGTAGCCTTACCCTTACTAGAAACAATATTGATGCACTAGAAGAGCTGACCTTCAAGGGTATAAATATAACTAGTGGCACTACAACGCTCAACCTTTCTGAGAAAGATAATCTTATACTAGCCAAGGCTATAAAATTACTCAAAACAGATATTCTTGATAATCTTAGAGAGTTTATTAATGATACTACATATAGTACAGAGACAGCTTTACTAGATGCTATTCATGGTGCAGACTCAGAAGAACTCCTTGTTGATTTGTTGACCTTTAAATTTCTTGAATTATGGTTTGCCCAAGACGCAACTCATAAAGACAGCTATTCATATGATAAGGCTAGAAAGTATTACGCCATGTATAACCAATATTTAACAGCTAATCTAAGAAGGCTTAGCGGCTTACTTGCTAAACCCAAAACAACTCCTAGAGTTAGATTTATGAGCCTGTATTAATATGACACTAGGACAAGCCATAGAAAAAGATATTAAGGACACTATACTTGTTGTGCCTAAACAAACTCTTACTGAAATAGCTAGAGAATATAAAGAGCATATATGGAAAGTTTCTGAAGAAGGGGAAATGCCAGATGGAAAGCCTCGTCAAGATTTAAGTACAAAATACGCACAAAGAAAAATAAATAATAGCAGAAAGGGTTTTAGAGATTTTATATGGACAGGAGCTGCCAGAAAAGGTTTTTACTTTGAGGAGGGACAAAATACAATAGGCTTTGGCTATGACAGTGGCAAGGTTTATAACTACATGGAACTACATCAGCAAAAAGCAGAAGGTGAACTTAAAGCTAAAACTAAAAAACATAGATTGTATCCTATAGAAAAAGACAGTAAAACACCTACACAAACAGATGTAATACAATTTGCAAAGGATAGAATACTTGATGTTTTAAACAAGCCCAGAACACTAAAGGCTAAAGCAACGGTGACTAGACTTGGATAGAAACGCAATACTTGGTGGATACATAACAAGTTTTAGTAGCTATTCTTCTAGTGACTCAAGACCTACTGCTGAAAAGGTATTGAAGTTTAGTGGCAACAATTTAGATATTAGAAGGCGTGGCGACATAATAACAGAAGTTGTTATATTTAAATTATTGAGTGGATCAACAAATGTTTTAGTAGAAGCAGATAAGCCCATAGAGCTTATTCAGAGTTTTGAAACAATAGTTTATGTGGAGCAAGCAGATACTCATAGTAAAAAAGATACGGCTTATGATAGAATGTTGGAACTTACAGATCAACTTATTGATTGGGCAGACACAACAGTTGCAACTACAATTACTTCTGATGTACTCACACTTCAATTTACTGGTGTAAACTCGATTGATGAAGATGATGGGTTTTTATCAACAAGCGTAGATTTTCAAAGTATAATTAAAATATCCTAAACAAAACACGAAACAATGGCAAAACTAATATTTAGTAAGGCTAAAGTATTAAATACTTCAAGCGCTGTACAAATGACCATAAGCAATATTACTGTTGAAGGTGTAGAAATAGACATAACACCAGATACTGTAAATGTTGAAAATAATAGAGAACTATTCGAGTCATATACTGGCAGAATAGTTGTTCGAACAACAAACATAAATAATGATGCTGGTTCAGCTATACTTGCTAGTGCATTTGTATCCAACGATGGAACAACTCCTACAGAGGGTAAGTTGCAATTAGTTGGTCAGACTGGCAGTCATACTATAACCACAGGAAATACTTTCATTATGGGTCATAAATCCTTTGAAAATGGAAGATTAGAAACTGTATTAGTTGCACAAGCAGCAGCTACAGACAGTGAAAGCGTACTCGTTGTAAGTTAAAATTTAATCTATTTATCATGCCAGCACAATTAAACAAGTTAGCACTTGTCAATACTTCTGCACTTACTGAAACAAAGACGTTTTCTATAGTACAGGAAGGTGCTGCTGAGGCATCAAGACAAGTCATATCTATTGAGGCAAATACTGCTATAATAGAAAACAACATAGAACTAATAACCAGTAAAATATTCAATATTACTCTTACTGGATTATATGATAGTTCAACAGTTACACAACTAAAAACATGGACTGATAATCAAACTAATCTTGTTTTTACAGGATTTAGTGTGGATGGTAGGATTCTTCAAGCAGAGGGTATTTTAACTAGAGTCAGAGGCTTCGAAGATAATTTATCATTCAGGTTTGCTAGTCCAAGAGAAGCTATTGGTGATTACGATAGCACTACTGGTGAACACACTGCTTCTATGTCATACAGTAAAAATGGGTTTTCACTGTACAAATGGCTGGGTGTAGGATCACCATCAAGAGCGGCTAACTGGACTGTAGATGGCTCCACATTATCTAGTACCTCCACGTTTTCCTCAGCCACTGAAAAACAAAGGTTAAAAAACCAAGAATCAGATACGAATGAGGTTGCCACATTTACACACAGAGTGTATTTTCCATTTGCAGGCAAACAACTAACTGCCTTTGTTGAAGTTACTGATGTTACAGATGTTAATCCAATTCCAACAATGACAATAACGGCTAAAGATAATGGTGGTAATATAGAGGGAAATGCTGTATCTGTAAATTTAAATACTACTGGAGTTAAATTAGCAACACTAACACTACCAGCTGATACTCATCATGTTGAGGTAGCCTTTAATATAAAAGGAGGGTCAGATATAAAAATCAAAAAACCATCGTTACAGATAACATCTGGAACAGCAACAACATCAGATTATAACTTCGAAGAATTTAACACATAACCCCTAAAATAAAGCGAGCGATTTATGGGAAGAATAACAAAAGTGAAAGGCGAATTCATGGGGGTTGGTTTTGAAGTAAAGCCTACCCCTATTCGTTTTGACAAGATAGTAGAAGAAAGAAAAGAAATGCTTCTTGATTGGTATAAACAAAATCATCCTAAAACTCATAAAAAAATAATAGATGATAATGTTTCTATTGATGATTATAAATCAGAAGATTTTGATGCTATAAACGCATGGCGTTTAGATGAAGAGTTTCGATCAAAGTACTGCAAGTTTACTGCGGATCATTGCTTGAAACTGGACAGACCTATTGATAGTAAAACTTGGAAGTCGGATGAGTTGGAATTAGGAACGCTTGAGGAAGCGTGGGATTTTTTTACGAACAGGCGACAAGTACCTATCAATGGAGTAGGAGTACTTTAGAGTCATTAGACCTGCTCGCACCTAATGACCTCGTGGTCGAAGTTGGCGGTGCATACACATATTATTGTTATGTACTTGCCGACTTTGATCCATTGCGAGCAAAACAACTTGAAGCCGAATGTTCAATCGAGGAAGTAACAAAAGCGTTGATGTCTAGAGAAGCCTATAACAGACCTAGAGATTAAAAATATATACTATGCCAAATCTAATATATAATCTAGAGTTTAAAATAGATAAAGCCCAGTTAGCTGAATTGAAAAACATTGTTGATGCTAGCACTACTGCAGAGGTTTCTTCTTTAACAGATAAAGTAAAAAGTTTAGAGAAACAGTTAAAAAAACTAAAGGGAAGTCAAAATGAGCTAAATAAAACAGATAAAGAACGTATAGATTTATCTAAATCTCAACGTTCACAAATAAATAGCTTATTAAAAGTAAAAAAAACAAAAGGCACATTAGATAAACAGGAAATAAAAACTCTTAAAAATCTAACTGTATCTCTTCAAAAAGAAACTGTTGCTACAAGACAAGGTGCATTAGCAGATGATTCATCTGTAATTGCTAAAGAAAAACTATCTAATGAATTTGGACTTGCTACTGTCACTATAGGCAACGCGACAGAGGCACTAGAAAACCTTGAAAAACAACAGAAAAAAACAAATGAAGCTGTTTTAGGTGGCGACAAATCATTCTCTATAGCTAACCAAACATTGTTTGGGTTTGGTGATTTAGCTCAGGATGCTGCTCAGTTTAGTCAGGGTGCAGCGCAAGGATTTAGAGCTATTGGTAACAACATAGCTTTTAACGCTGAGATGTTTGGTTTACTTGCTAGCAAAACAGGTGGTGTTAAAGCGGCATTTAAAACATTAGGTTCTCAGATATTTGGTGTTGGGGGGATTATACTTGGTTTAAATATTGGTATAACTGTACTTACTGGTTTACTTACAAAAACTGATAAAAAAGCAAGAGAAGCAAAAGAATCTTTAGGTGATCTTGGTTCTGAAGTTGAATTAACATTCAAAGTGTTTGATGATTTTGCTGGTGTTCTTGATGTTCAATCAGAGTCTTTATTACCAAAACTAAGTGATGTAATATCAAAAAATATTAGTGTATTACAAAAACAAAAAGACAAATTAGATGAAGCAAAAGCGGCTAGATTTCTTTTAAATGAAGAACTAGAACTTACCTCAAAACTTCGCATTACAGAGCAAATAAGCATACGTGAACAAATTGCCGCTAAAACAGATGAGATAAAGGAATTACAAGCATCTATAGCGGCAAGAAAAGAGGAGTCAGGCATTTTAAGAAGCGTTAGCCAAGAAACTGTTGATGCAATATTAGACAGAGTAAAGGCATTTGAAAAAGAAGAAGAAATAAGAAAAGCTGTACAATTACTTCTTGCAGATGAGCTAAAAGCTGCTGAAGATGCTAAAAAAGCAGCATTATTTCAAAAAGAATCTAGCACAATAAATACAGAATTAGCACAAAAAGAATTAGATATAATAAATGCAAGTAATCCACTTCAAAAAAGACAGCTACAGGCACAGTTAGAAAGATTTAAGGTAAGAGAAGATTTAGCTATAAGAAAGAAAGAAATAGATGATTTAGAATTAGATGATGAACAGAAAAAAACATTAAAGTTACAAGAAGAGGCTTTGGCAAGAATAGAGCTTGAAAAGATAAATGCTCAAGAAAGAATAGATATTAAAAAAACAGAAGAAGAAACAAAGTTAGACATAGAAAAAAGAAATGCTGAAATATCAAAAAGTATAGAAAAACAAAAATTAGACGTAGTAAGACAAGTTCAGTCAGGTATTCTTAATGTGTCTAGATTCTTTGCGAAAGAAAACAAGGGTATAGCTTTAGCTTTATTAGGGGTTGAAAAATCAATAGCTATATCTCAAGTTATTATAGATGCAAAACAAAAAATATTTGAAGCTACAGCCGCAGGAGCTGCTCATACTGCAAGTTTCAATTTTTTTGGGACTAAATTAGCACTTAGTCAAGTTGGTCTTATAAAAGCTCAAGCGGCAGCAACTATAGCCGCTATTGCCTCTCAGGGTTTACAACAGGGTGGATCAATTTCAGGAAGAGGTGGTGGTGGCGCTCGTGGTGGTGGTGGTGGTGGTAGTGCTTCTGGTGGAGGCGATAATTCACAAAATCTATTTGCTATTAGTGGTGGAGACAGATCATCAAGAATAAACAGACCATTATTTGGGGATCAACAATCTGCATTTGTTCCTAGAGCGCAAGGAGGTTCTCAAAGGTTTGCTATAACAGTAAACAATACATTTGATGAGCAAACTGCTGCTAGTGTTGTTGCAGATGGAAATGAACAAAGAAGAGAGGGTGCTATATCAGCTACATAGAATATGGCAACTGTATTACCAACCATTAATCCAATCACTGTTACCTCTACTGCTACCCTTAGTGGCAATAAGTCTTTTGAATTGTCTATGATATTCAGAGATAGAGTGGGCAATACCACTCAAAGTATGACAGGGACACTTATGGACATTGGTAATATAACCATAAGGGTTGACGAGCAAGAGGATACAGATACGCTTACAGATTTTTTATACAATACTGCTCAATTTACTTTTAGTATGCAATCTGACTTTGTAAATAGTTCAGGATTAAAGGTTTCTTTTGGCACGTACCTAAACAAACTTACTTTTACTGACTTAGTACAGATTGAGATTAAATATGCTATAAACGGTGGGTCGCTACCCTCTACACCAGATATATTCTTAGCCAAGAAGTTAGATGTCACCTACGACGAAATAAAGAGGGTGTTTAGCGTAAAAGCATTTAATGCAATGAAGTTTGTGAATGCGATTACCCCATACAATCCAGATAGTGATGAGGTATTGCTAGACTTTTCTGGGGTTCAATACAAAGGTGTTACAGCTAAAGATTTAATAAAAAATTATATCAACACGTTAAGCGCATCTACTACCGCTAGAATACAGTCTGCTTTTACAAAAACTAAATCAGATGCTGAAGGACTAAATAATGGTGCAACTGGTACTTTTCATATGTTTATAACAGACACAAATGGTAGTAACATATTAACGGACTCTACTATTTCTGGTGGTCTAAATCAATTTGCAGCGACCGACATAGATGGTGCTAGGTCAGCAGTGCTTAGGATGGGCGTTGTAGAATCAGCCGTCATAGGTTCTTTGTTTGGTGAAAACTTTTACGTTAGAAGAGATTACGAAAGTACATCAGATACTGATTTCTTCACTGAACTAGGCGCTTCAGATTTAGAGTCATTAAAGATAAAATTCTTTGGCGCTAATATGAAGAGCATATCTATATCAGCTAATAATATAGGTGGCAGTGATGCTGTGGCTATAGAAGATTTAACGATTGATGCAACAGCTACTAAAACCTTAACGATTACAATAGGTGTTTTTGTCAATACACAAACTCTTACAGGAAATTTAGATGTTCCCACAAATGTTGATGTATCTAATCCAAGTGGAAGATATAGAGAGAGTACATCTGGCAGTCAGGTGGGTGCTGGATTACAGCTTGGAACAAAGGCTTTAGCTATATATAAGAAGGTTCTTGGTGCAGCAAACACAGTTAAGTTTGAGTTTATTGTTCTAGGCACTGAAAAGTTAAAGCCCTACGAGTTTGCAAAACTTACTGCTAGTATGTCTGATTTCCTTGTTGATGGGGCTATAGGAACTGGTAATAACAGGGTAAGACCATCATCATTAGAGTATGACCTTAAAGCTAACAAAATAAAAGTAAAGGCATATAGTATATGAGTACATTAACTAAAGTGTCATTTATTACAATAGCAGGTGGTGAGCAGGTTGTAAATGTTAGTTCTTTTAGCGCAGAGACTGAGTTGTTGTTTTTTAATAAGGCATTTGATGAGGCTATTGATGGTAGCTTACGACAAAATGTAAGAGGCACAAGAAAGAAGTTTTCATTGTTTTATAACAAGTGCATGGAGCCTAGCACGCTACGAAGCATATTGAATAACATTGTTACTGACCTAAACGTTGAGGGTAATAATCTAGGTTCCTTTAGGATATTTCAAGGCGATGCCCTTATAATAGATAATAGTACAG